ATGCATCCTATACTTGGACGAACACAAGTTCAACTTTGAACGGTATTGCGTGTGTCGGACTGTATACTTGGAGGACCGCAGGTTCTACTCCATATGCTGATCTTGGTTACATTGCAAATGCTGAGAATTCAGCTGATCCTACTGCTGCTGCTGGTGTTACTATAGATAAATCAACTAAGTTCATCTTCAAGTCTGCAATTTTGGATTGTACAATTACAAATAATAGTGGAGTATCAAATGGGAGTGTGTTCAGTGCGGATTCTCGTGGTATCCTTGAACTGGATATTTACGAGATTTCGGCTTCGAAAGATTTTCAAGATGGAGCTACTGTGTACTCTGATCTTGTTAATATTCTCTCGGTTGCTGCTGCTAATACTAAGAAGATTGGTGGTGCTGGCACTGCGATCACTTATAATGGCGGATTGACTACTGGTGGTGGAGCTGCTGGTTGCACCAGAGGTTCTACTCCTTGGGATCTTCCGTTGGCGTTGAGTCAACATGGGATTAAGATTTGGAAAAAGAGAAAGTACTTTGTTCCTAATCAACAAACTATAACTTATCAAGTTCGTGATGCTAAGCGTCATGTTTTGGTTCAAGAGGAAATGTTGGAGTCTTCGGGAGCTAATAAGCCTCGACTTACTCGTTGGCTTTACATTACTTTTAAGTTAGTTCCTGGACTTACTATTGGCGCTGTGGGCACTGCTGGTAATTGGCAAGAATCAATAGTTATTGGGCAAACACGAAAATACTTTTATAAAGTTGAGGGTATTAATGAAGATAGGCATGTAGTTGATACTGTTTAATCACTAAGTACTAATGAAATTATCAACGGCCCTATCATATTCATCATAAACATGTACTTCTCCCATTCTAGGGAGCACCATCCACTTAGAGACGCGCCTAGCAAATGCAGGAAAATATGCATTGCGATACCAACTCCCAGGTGTTGAATTAGTCGTAATGACCACTCTTTTTGCGACACATTGGACTTGTCCTCCTTTGGTTTCAAGGAGCAAGGGGTATCGATCACAGAGTCTGAGGAGGAGGTCGTATGGGATCCACCCGTAGAATTCGTCAAGAACGATAGTCTCTTGCTTATTGTATCCGTCCCACCATTGACTTCGTTGTTTCCAGTAGGCGTCTGGATAGGCGTCCATAGCGAACTTGGATTTCCCGGTGCCGGTAGGTCCTTGGAGCACAATGACTTCCACTTCATGGTTTCGAGCTGGAGTTTTCATTAGGCGATATTCGCGGAATGCGCGATAGTGTCTTACCCAACTCCCAAAGTCTTCGTCTGCGAGTTCTTCTTCAGTCGCTCCGCTGTCCAGCTTCTCCTTCATGATGTCCAGTCTTGATTTTCTTGCGCCCACCGTCAGTAAGGTCACGAGTTCTTGCAAGCTTGTAGAGTTCGGAAAGATATTGGGTCGGCTTGAATGAGACGTAATCTGGTCCAACATAATATTGGCATCGGAGAGCAGAAAGTCTCTCCAAGAACCATTCTCGTTGACCGGGAAGCATGTCTTCAAACAATACCCTATGGCCTCTTGTCGTGATCCTCGGCGCCGATCGAAATGCGCTCTCGGTAATCGCTTCTTTAGCCACGGGATCCGAATAGGGCTCGTTGCTTCCAAGTAGCCCTGGTAATGCGGGGTCCCGCTCTCGCTTGTTTCGAGCATCCAGATGGCGAATGAGACTCTGTTTGACCACCTCTGCTCGTTCGTGAAGTCCAGTATCGCGTCGTCCTGCGGCGTCGGATTGTTCAGCGTGAAGACCCAGTTGCGCGACATTGCTCATCCTTTGCGAAATCAAAAATGGCACAAATCAGCCCGGGGGTTGAGTATTACCCCCCGGGCTGTGCTGCGTGCTAAATGAATGGCCCACAGCTCATTTTACGATGTCGATCGTACGGCGGACACGTGGCGCGCTGAATGCGACGTTCGGATTCCGGAGACCATCATTCGGACGGATGTCTCGGATGGGGTTTGCGCGATCGTTGGCTACTGCTGCTCGGCAGAGAGCCGGTCGGATGTTTACCCAGATGGGTAGACGTCAGAAATTTCAAAGCGGACATTCTGCTTCTACCTACCATGACCAGCGCTTCGTTTATCAGAAGAAACGTATGCCTAAGGGAAAAAGGCGTCAGTGGAAACGTTTCAAGAATAAGGTCTTGGCTGTATCAGAAAAAGATTTGGGTACTCGTACGCATCTTTTCAATGCATCCTATACTTGGACGAACACAAGTTCAACTTTGAACGGTATTGCGTGTGTCGGACTGTATACTTGGAGGACCGCAGGTTCTACTCCATATGCTGATCTTGGTTACATTGCAAATGC